AAAACGCTGAGAGGGCAGCTCGTCTCTTCGGTGGGAAGGTAGAAGAAAGGTATAGTCAAGAGTGAAGACTGAGATAGAAGGGGAGATTGATCAGTTTAATGCATAGGTGAGGGAGATGCAAGTTGGTATCTCTGAGACCACAGCGACTCGAAGATTACATCGGGCAGGAGCATATCAAGGATATCTTGAGGACGGCAATTGAGGCGAGCAAAAAGCTGAAAGAACCATTGGACCATGTGTTGCTGAATGGTCCACCAGGATTAGGTAAGACAACTCTGGCCAGGATTATTGCGAAGGAGTTAGGCTGGAAGATAAAGACGACAATTGGTGGATCGATCAAGACAGTGAAAGACACACAATTCCTAGCTTTTGGGCTGGCCGAGAGGTCAGTTCTTTTTATAGATGAGATTCACCGAGTAGCAAAACCAGCACAGGAACAGCTGTACCCGGTCTTGGAGGATGGAGTATTTCATTATAAGATGGGGAATTCTGTATCTCCGGTAGAATTACCTAACTTGGTGGTAATTGGAGCTACAACTCATATTGGGAGGTTGACCCAGCCATTTGTGGATAGATTTGGTCTCCAGTTCCAGTTAGAATATTATGCAGACCATGAGATGTATAAGATTCTAAGCACCAGTCGTGATAAACTGGAAGTGGAGATAGGGGGAGTTGCTTTGATGGAGGTGGTGGCCAGATGTAGGGCAACTCCAAGAATCGGTAATAGGCTTCTGAAAAGATTGAGAGACTATAACGTAGCAAGGGGAACTCAGCTTACCATTGAGAATGTCCGGGATATCTTGTGGAAGAAGTTTCACTTGGATCAGTTGGGGCTACTCCCACTTGATAGGCGGGTTCTTCGGGTATTGGCAAGGGTCAATGTCCCACTAGGTATTGAGGCGATCGCTGCAATGGTGAGTGAAGCGGAGGAAACTATAGCAGATAGTATTGAGCCATACCTTCTGAGGCAGGGGTTGGTGGAAAGAGGGCCGAGGGGAAGAATTATTACAGCTCAGGGTATTAAGCACCTGAAGGAGCTAAGATGAGTGAGACAAAGAACTATGTAGTTAGCTTTCGGGCTTACCAAGTAGTGGCTGTCCCTGTGGAAGAAGTAGAAGAGCCGGTTGATGGGATTAAAGTATGGAATAAGGCTCGTGAAAAGATCAATGCTTTTGATTGGGATCATGAAGATGAGTATGAGGCGGAAGCGATTGAGCTAATCACAGAGGATGAGAATGGAGATGAGCTATCAGTAAGGCAGCCGTTTTGGGAGGTTCCTTCTAGCCTTATGGATAAACCTGCTCCTTGACAAGTTACTTCAGGTTGTCATATAATGAAAGGGACAGGGACCACATGATCTCTGACAGTTTAGGAGTTAAGATGCCGGAGGTGGAGAGTAAAGAGAAAGGCCGGGTTATTATCGAGGAGCAGAGGTGGCAGCAAGAACGGGAAGGCATTATCTATCAAATTGAGATGGATGATGGACGACTCAAGTACAATGTTCAGATCAAGGATGTTGGACGGCCTGCTCCTTTCATTGATCAAGTATTCTCTCATGAGGAGTCTGCGAGAGGGTTACTTGAAAGGGTAATAGAACAGAGTGGAGGTAATGATCAAGAAGATACAGAAGAACGATCCAAGAAGGGTAAGTCTTAGAACTTTGGAGGATTTTCAGATCAATGGCTAAGAAGGCGGCAAAGAAATCTACCAAGAAGGCAGCTCCGGCAAAGGCTGCTCCGGCCAAGGCAAAGGCAGCAAAGAAGGAACGACCAACTCGTAAGTACGCTTCCACCAAGGAAGTGGCTGAGCGATTGGGCGTCTCTCCTCAGAGGCTGCGCCGAGTTTTGCGCTCTCAGGATTTCTCTCCTGATGGTGAGTACACTCGGTATGACATTGATCCTGCAACCGAGAAGCGGCTGGCCGAGGCAATTGCGGCTGGAGCTGGTGGTGGGACTCGTGGCAAGAAGAAGGGTCGCAAGGGTAAGAAGTCTGCTCAGGTAGAGGAGGCTGCGTCTGAAGAGGTCCAGGCTGAGCTCGAGGAGCTTGAACTGGATGAGGACGAAGAGGAAGAGGAGGAGTCTGAGGACGAGGAAGAGGAAGAGTCCGAGGACGAAGAGGAAGAGGAAGAGGACGAAGACGAGGATGAGGACGAGGACGAGGAATAACCTCGTTCTCTATTGAACAGGAGCTCAGCAGTTGAAGCGTATCCGACTGCTGGGCTCCTGATTCTGTAGGAGGAAACAATGCCACCCACTGAGGTTGCTTTTCCAGGTATTAGGTCTTTCCCTCAGAATGCACAGGATGCATTGATTGAGTCGATCTCTATTTATGTGGAAGGGATTGAGACTTTTCCACCGAGATTCCAGGATGTCCTAGAAGAGAATATGCCAGCGGCTTATAGTCATGAAGAACTGGGGGCCATGACTCCGGAAGAAGTTGGAAGAATCTTGCACTACAATACGGCTCGGGCTCTACTCAGTGTGGCTGAGATTCACATGATGCTCGCTGTTGGAGTGGATGATTAACCCGAACTAGGCCCTAGTGCTGTTTGGTTTCAGAAGGGCTGGACAGAAGTTTCCCCTGGGGGTTCTTTTGTCTGGCCCTATTCCTGTACCAGGAGGATTAAGATGACAGAGTGTAGACGATGTGGTGGGCAAATCGTCTGGTTTGAGGGTAATAATGACTCAGTTCCAGGCGGTAATAGGCGGGCTGGCTTCCACTGTGAAGCCTGTGGTCATGAGGTATGCGCTATGTGCGGTAGCAGGGAGATTGAGGTTGATGAGCGCTACTGCTTCAAGTGCAGTGAAGAACTTCTCATCAGCAGAGTATAAATCTCCAATCTCCAATCTCCTGCGCGGATCTACTATTCAAACACCCTGTTCCGTGCGCACAGACGGAGCTTCAGAAAATCTTCTTAAGGGAACCGGTGGAACTTCACCCAAAGTGGTCAATGTTCAGCCGGATCCACTGGAACCGTAAGCTACAGAAGCTTCCACTGGAACCGCGGGAACCGCTGGAACCAAGCTTCATCCAGCAGCAAGCTTCCAGCGCAGAGCTGCTGCAGCTTAAAGCTTCAGGAGCTTAAGGGAACCTCCTTCAACCTCCCAAAAAAGTTGTCTTGACGTCAAGACTGTCAATGTCAAGACTGTCAACCTAAACTTTTTTGACGTCAAGTCGTCGGCCGGACGCCGGACGCCGGACGCCGGACGCCGGACGCGGACCGATTGACCGTTGACACCGGACGCCGTAGGCCCCAGACTCCACACGTTGACCCGACGCAAGGACGCGGCCAGACAGGACCGCGGCGGACCGGGCCAACGCGGAGGGCCACCAATGGCCACCAAGAGCAAGACGGCCGCCACGGCCGCACAGGACGCCCCACAGGACGCGCAGTCGCGCAAGGCGTCCCCCAAGTCTCCCGCCCTGATCGGGGCGCCCACGTTGGCGCGCATCGCGTCCGAACGGCTCGGACGGCCGGTCAACGACAAGCGGGTACGGTCGGTCGCACGCGACGTGCTGCCGGAGTACATCAGCGCCGAACTCGGCGGCCAGCGGACCACGTACAAGGCGCACCGCTACACTCCGGCGCAGGCAGCGGCCGTGCTGGCCGCGATGGCGAGCAAGGGTCGCGGCGGGTCCGTGATGGACCTCGACGCGGCCACGGCGGCCATCGATGCGGCGGCCGGTCAGGACGGCGACGCATGAGCGCCGCGGTGCAGCACGCGGAACAGGCGCGGTCCGTGCGGCGTCTGATCGTGGCTGGCATCCCGCAACGGTCAGTGCTCGATGCGCTCGACGTACTGGCCGCCCAGGACGATCAGGGCGACCCGTGCCGCATCGAGGGTCGTTGGACCGTCGAGTGTGCATTGTGCGGCAGCACGCACCCTTGCGACTGCTAGGCCAGCCCTAGCGGCATCGGGCCGGGACCGTGCCTAGTGCAAGTCCCGGCCCACTCTCAGGGCATCGAGGGTATTACAGGTTTAGAAGTAGATCTAAGATTTTACTGTGATCTCGGATCATTAAAGGTTCCACTGGTACCGGGTCGGACTATGGACAATTTCAAGTTTATTCCCTGAGGCTCCTGTTTGGTCCTTTAAGGGATCCAATGGTACCTGGTGGTCAATGGACCCATTTAGGTAAAGTTTGCTCCATACGGGCTGTCCTGGAGCCTCATAGGAAATTTCGAAGAGAGCTTCATGAAAATGCCAAGCTCCTCCTATGGCACCTTAGAGGGAAGTTCAAGTTTATTTCAAGATTAACATCTGCAACTTCATTCTGAAACTTGAACGTCCCTGTAAGGTGTAATAGGAAGAGCTTGGATAGTACCTTGACAGCCTAAATCCCACGTGATAAAATGATGCTGACGGCAACCGGAGCTTGCATTAACAATCGCAGATCTAGTAAACTGGATTTACCCTCAGTAGATCCTATAGGAAGAGATTAGACTCTCAAGCTCTTCCCGAATGAACTTCTGGCCATGCCAGTGGGAAGTTTCAGTTTTGGAGCGGTGTTCTATGAAGAGTTTGAGAGAAAAGCTTCACCATAAACATCTTGAGGATTATCTCCTCTGGGATCCATATCAACATTACCTTTGTGGTCCCTGCTTCTTCAGAGATGGCTTCCAAACTGAACTCCCCTCGCGCGTGACCATTAGAGAGGGCACCGGGAATTACGGCGCACCAGCTATAGATTACCGCTTCATCGAACACGTTGAAGTTAGTCTAGGCTTGGTTCCACCCGATCCAGGAGAACCTCTTCCACAATGGAGGAAACGAAGGGATCGGCTCTCATCGCGACCGAATCCCAAGCTCTTTCCATTCATCTCGTCCCTGTGGAACTTGATGAACTTTCAACCACCGCTCGCTAAACCTCTGATAAGGTTCTGCCAAGGTATGGACGAAGTGGAGATAGCGGAGGAACTAGATCTATCTCTCTATAACGTTCATGAGCGGCTCGTGAAGGCAGTACGGACAGGACAGGGGTTCCTCAAGTATGGCAAAGAAGCACACTAAGCACACTAAGCACGCTGACAAGCTCTATGGCATCCGATCACAAAAGAAGCTTGCTGAAGTAAAAGCCGGAGCAACTGACAACGACGGCAACAAATACGACTTCAAAGTGCTTGATGGCGATAGCAGCATGGTGAGGCACAGAGCTCCGGCGGTAGAGGAGGGGCTCAAGCTCATCAAGGCGAAGACTATGACTGAAGCTATTGATGATAAGATCAAGAAACGAGTTCGATATGCTGCGATGCAAGCTCGGAAGGAGCAAGCAGCAGCGGTGCTCGCGGTGGGCGGGACGCGCCGCATGGCAGCACGCCGCGCGGGCATCTCGCATCGGCAAATCGCCAAATATGTTGCTGATCCAGACTTCCGTGAGCGCGTCGCGGAGCTCCAGGAGCTATTAGCCAATAAGATTCGCGGCCGGGTAATGAAGGAAGTGGGTCGCCGCACGAATCCCAAGCTTATTAAAAAGATGGAACTACTTGACCTGCTCCGAGTTGGCGATCGAGTTGGTCTGGGTAGAGGTAAGGCTAGTGCCGTTAACATCCACCAGGAATTCAACCAGCACAACTACGAAGAAGTCTTCAACGCGGCATTCTTCGGGGATAATGACCAGGAGTCAGATCCTGACGCCGAAGAGGAAGGCGCGGATTTTCCAACATTCAAACCTACGCGTCTTGCCCTATCAGGCGGCGATTCACCGATCGAAGGCTAGATTTCGTGTTCTAGATGGTGGTAGAAGAATTGGAAAGTCTGTTATCGGCGGACGCGAAGTCTATGCGCAAATGGTGGTACCGGGCAGTTACGTCTGGATCGTCGGTCCTTCCATGGACCTCTCGGAGAAGGAATTCCGAGTTGCTTGGAGACAGATCGTCGATAAAGGACGGATTCCGGTTGAAAGAAAGTCTGAACGTGAGCTGTTTATTAAATGTGCGAATGGTTCCTTCCTTGAGTGCCGATCGGAAGAGAACCCAGATCAGCTCATCGGAGAAGGCTTAGACCTTGTGGTTCTGGCGGAGGCCGCACGGCTGAAGCTACGGACCTTCGACCAGTATATCCGCCCCGCGATCTCCGACCGCAAGGGCAAGATCCTCGCCACGTCTACCCCGCGCGGCTTCAACTACTTCCACGACTTCTACAAGAGAGGGCAAGATCCTTCATTCCCGGACTGGGAATCGTGGATGATCCCAAGCCGAGAGAATCCTATCCTCGGTGAAGAGGAAATCGAGAATGCGCGTCGCACGTCTACTCCAGAAGCTTTTGCGCAGGAATGGGAAGCAAAGTTCATCGCGTACGGTGGTCTTGTCTTTCCGGAGTTCTCGGACGAGATCCACGTCAGCGCAGTTACGTACACCTCAGGTCTACGGACGGCGCTATGGATCGACCCAGGAATCACAGCCCCATACTGCGTCTTGCTTGTCCAAATCACACCTGACGAACAGGTGTACGTGCTGGATGAAATCTATCGAACAGGGATGACTTCAGATCGTATCATTGATATGGCGATCGCTAAGTGGGCAGAATTCATCCTGGACGACTATGGTAATCCTTCTCCAGAACTGGATGTCATCATTGACCAGGCAGCAGCTGAACCTGCAGCTACCTGGCGACTGAGGGGCTTCAATGCTCATGGTGATAAGCCAAAGATCCAGCAGGGTATCGAAGTCTACCACATGTTCCTTCGTGATCCCTGGCAGTCCGTTGAGCCAGAGTTTGATGACGAAGGTAAGCAACTAAACTCTGGAGTAATTGTACCACGGATCCAGTTCAATCCTCGATGCATGAATGCCATCAAAGAGCATGGACAGTATCACTACCCAGACGAGAGCCGGAAGCGGATCGAGACAAATCCGTCAGGCAAGCCTGTGGACGTGGACAATCATGCGATGGATGCTATTCGGTATGGACTTCGGAACATATTCCCACAACTATTCAATGAAGCTCCTTTTGAAGAATCTGTTGGAGTTACTACCTACGAGGAAATGGGAATCGACCTCTCTGGAGTTCAATTCGAGGACGAGTACTACGATGAAGCAGATCTTCGGTCCCTACAAGGGTTGGATGCTCTTGCTTATACCCAAATGGAATGATGGTAGAACTGCTTTCTTCGTTGTTGGTCCAGGTCCTGATCCTAAACTCATTCAGGGTGATCGAGATACTTATGACCAAGCTAAGATAGCTGGTCGGAAGACAATTCGCCATGAGGCGGACTACTATGAATCGCGTTCAAGAAGCAATAGCTGAAGCATTTGGCATTCGTGACTCTTACGAAGTACAGCTGCATGCTCGTGAGTCCGAGTTTGAGCAAGAGCGTTCGGAGTGGGTGGGGCGGGATACTGAGATCTCAACCCATATGGTGGAAATGGATAGAGCGATTGAAGCAGTTATTGCCGATAATCGCATCCTAGCTCGTACACTTGAGGATCTTGATTACCTTAATCTTTTTGAGATGGGTGACAAGATCCGTGAAGTTCTGCCAAGTGCCAACAGCGACAAAACACTACTTCGGTTACGCCGCCTGCGTCACGATAATCCTATTGCGAAGCAGGGGATCCGGCTGATCAAGCGGTTCACTCTTGGACAGGGAATCTCATGGATTACCAAGAGTGATGAAGTACATGACGTACTGACCGACTTCTGGGAGGATGAAGATAACAAGGCACTTCTCACCACTCATGATTCAATGGATGAACTCCTTGATGAGACAGCTACTGATGGTGAGAAGTTTGTTGCCTGTTATGAAGCACCTAATGTTGCTCCATATCTTAAAGTTGCAGATATCCCACTAGAAGAAGTCAAAGATATCATCTATGATCCTGAGAACCGTCGTATCCCCGTTTACTACAAGCGGGAGTTCATGCCACAGAAGTATGATGGTACTAGAGAACGATACGAGACGGTAGAGAAGACTAAGAAGAAAGTTCTCTTCTACCGCGACTTCCGTATCAGTGATGAGAAGCTCGAAGACATCGGAGATGGCATCAAGATCCCCGAAAAGCGGATCGCTAAAGATGCTGACGGTCAGCCTATTAAGATGATGCATATCTACGTTAACCCTCTGTGGACAAAGAGTGGTAAGCGTGGTATCTCTGAGCTTTACGCTTCTCGCGAATGGATTCGAATCTTCAAAGAATTCATGGGTGATAGAGCTGCTATTAACCGAGCAGCAATGGCGATAGGTTACAAGAGAACTGTCAAAGGCGGTCCTACTGCAGTAGCTCAGATATCTGGTAAACTAGGCGGCCTTCCTATTGGATCTAATTCAGAGATTGAGGAGACAGAAACTAGAACTCTCACTCGTCCGGTCGGTGGTGCTATCTATGATCGCAATGAAGCAGCTGACTTGGAGTGGATGAAAACCGATACTGGTGCTGCTAACGCCAAGGAAGATGCTAGAATGCTGCTCATGATGGGTGGCACCGGATTTGGGACTAATATCCACTACTTCGGTGAGGGCGGAGATGCCAACCTTGCTACTGCACAAGCCATGGAACTGCCAATGGTTAAGAACTACGAGGATTGGCAGACCTGGCTCAAGAACCGCTACATGGAGATCTTCGCATACGTCCTACGTCTGGCATTCGGAGAGGATATCCCATTTGAGGAAGACGCAACTGAGGCGACAGACCTCAAGATTGTTGCTAGTACTTCTGAAAAGCCAGCTGGAGTTAAACTGATCCGTCCTGAGAAGAAGGGTAAAGTTACCGTTTGGGATGTTGTGAGCTGGGACTTCCCGCCCATCATCACTAAGGACGTTGTGAAGCATATGACTGCTTGGGCTCAGATGGCCCAGCAGATTGCTCCAGGAAATCAGGTCGTCAAGAAAGAAGCTATCCGTGGTGCTATGACAGTTCTACGGGTGCCGAATGTTGATCAGCTTATGCCATTGGTTGAAGCTGAAGAGGCAAGAGTTGAGGCACTCAAGGAAGAGCAACGTCAGGCTATGATGGATAACATGGCTAATCCAGACGTGGGACCAGCTCCTAAGACAAATGGGAAGAATGGTCAGGGGGTAGCAGGATTCACGAAGGCTGGATCAGGAGCTGATGCTGAGACTAAGAGGCTTGCTAAGGGGAAGCCACCGATCAGTAGAGTTGGTAGAGTAGCTGCTGATAAACGTCCAGGAGCTGGTTAATGGGTGATCCGCGACCGTGCTTGGTTTGTAACCGTCAACAGGATGATCCTTTACATGGACCTGAAGCCGGTGGTCTTGCTCATGATATTGAACCACGCATAGAGCACCATCCTTATGATCCTGGAGAAAGACGACAGCTAGTTCGTCGAATGGACGATAGAATTCAACGAGTAGAGGATGCCTTTAAACGGAGTAGTTGATTATGCCTCCAGGTAAAGGTTATCGGATCAAAGGTAAGAAAGTTAAACCTAAGAAAGTTAAAGTTCCCAAGCGGTTCAAATCAAGGAAGAAGTAATGCCATTTCGGAGCGCCAAGCAGAGACGGTTCATGTTTGCGCGACATCCGAAAATCGCCAAGCGATGGGCCAAGAAATATGGAACTAAAGTTCGTCCAAAAGGGAAGAAAAGATGAGAGTTAGATTAATCCTGATAGTGATTGCATTACTTCTAGCAATTGCTTCTCTAATTCCAGATTGGGCAGGTTATCCTGTTCTTGCAGTTGCAGTAATCCTCTTAGCGGTTGCTGAACTAGCGGGTGAGGCAATAACTTGACTCTGTTCAGCGGTCCACTTGAGATCGAGGTTGAAGGAGAAGTTTATCTTAATCCTATCTCCTCTTCATACGGGCAGGTGGACCGTGCATTTATAGTTCGCGTTTTCCGCGAGCGATCACGAATACTCGCCGACCGCCTTGCCAAGTTTATCAACGATCTGCAACAAGGTGATATAGGTCGGCGGGCATTCGTGAGGCAAGTAATGAATAGTCTTCGCCAAGCTTATTACACTGTCTTCTCTCTGGGAGCTCTTTCTGTAGATCCATTCCATGTATTAACTTCAGAAGACATAGGAGTGCTGAATGCAGAACTCTTCGGAGAACGAAAATTCCTACAGAGCTTTGGACGTGACTTATCAAGAGGTTTACTTGATCTAGCTCCAGAGCCTCGTGCTAGACTATACTTCTCGGCGCTCAGGGGTGTTTTTGAGCTCGGCCGTGTATCAGCTCTCCCAGATCGCCCTTACAGTTGGATTCTTGGTGATACTGACCATTGTGATCCTTGCATTGATGCAGCATTAGGAGGTCCATATAAGATCAATGATTTCTCCCGCCTGAGCCTTCCTGTGGTCCCGGGTATTCCAGGCAGTGGAGAGGTTTGCAAGGGATTGACCCGTTGTGGTTGTACACTTCGAGATCAAGGGTTTCCGGTTAATGAGAGTTTACAGCTTGAACTACGTGATATCCTTGAAGAAATCAGGTTGAACTTGTGACGGTGAAGGAAGCTCTAAAAGATAGATTGTGGGACTTCTTAGAGTATTCGGGTTACTCTATCGAAGATATCCTTGCCTATAATCTTAATACTGGGAAGATTTCCACAAAGAACGGTGGACTTTATCAGATTGCTGAAACCGGGGAGATTCTACATCTAACCGGACCTTCTCCTGACCCCACAGATCGAATTTAGGAGAACCAAATGGCTAATGCGTCAGCTGCTGAGTTCGCGAAGCCGATTACGCGTCCCAGCAATCTTGGTGTGGCAGAACCCACTGAGACCGAAGCTGCTGAGAAGAAAGCTCGAGATAATCAGGTTACCAAGGTTATTGCGAAGGCATTGGGTCTGAAGAGATCTAATATCCTTGGTTACAATGATCAGACCAAGGTGGTTGTTACTGATGCTGGCGGTAAGTACCAGCTTAGTAAGAATGGCAAGGCACTTCGCCACTTGGCTGGTCCTAAGCCTCCAGCTGATATTGACCTCACAGTTGTTGTTGAGACTTTCGAAGTAGGAAGTGCTGCTGAGAGTAATTCAGCTCGTCATGCTGGGACTTCTGCAGTTGACCAGTCTAGTGCACTTCAAGCTCGCAGGGAATCACTTGAAGCTGAACTAGCAGATGTCAACAAGCAGCTAGGTGTAGATGATAAGAAGTCTGAGTCCGCGCCTGATAAGGAGTAGATATGCCAAGCTTCCAAGCTCGTGACGTCTTTCGAGCCAGCGAAGCAAGTTTCGACGACGATGAAACTTGGATCACCATCGTTAAAGAGGGTGAATCTATCAATGGTCGGAACTACAAGAAGAATACTCTAAAGCAGGCTGTGCTCCAGCGACGATATGAGAATCAGCGGCAATTCGTTGATCACTCAGATGGGCCTCCCCTTAAGAGATCTATCAAAGAACTAGTCTCTGGAATCACTGAAACAAAGTATGATGACACTCATCCAGACGGGAGAGCCCGAATCCGCGGAAAGGTGAAGTGGTTCAATACAGAGTTTCAGGAGTTTGCACAGAAGGCTAAGGAACATATTGGAGTTTCTCACGACGCTAGGCTGGCTGGTACTCGCACGAGGGTAAATGGAAGGATCAAGGAAGATATTGACGAGATTGTGAAGGTCCATTCTGTGGATTGGGTAGTCTACCCGTCTGCAGGTGGGGGTTATGATCAATTCTACGCTACAGAGGGAATCGAAATGCCCGATGCCATCGATTGGGGTTCGGTGACTCTTGATATGGTGGAAGAGAATGCGCCAGATCTCGCGACGGCGTTTAAGGAAAAGTACTCCACCAAGGCAAAAGAGTCAGAAGGTGACGATGACGACGAGGATGACGACGAAGAAGAGTCAGGTGTTAAGCACACCGCTTCCAAGAAGAACGGCACGGCTGTTGCTTTGGATGAAAAGGCTATTGAGTCGATCGTAACTCGTGTTATCGAGGGAGTAGATAAGAAAAAGTCCGAGCAGGCAGAGGTTCATGGCAAGATTGCTAATCTTGTTAACCGTTCACCTCTACCACAGCGGACGAAGAATCGGATTGTTGCTTCCTTTGATGGTGCTACTGAGTTTAACGAGGAGCGCGTCAAGGAATCTATCGAGGATGCCAAGACGGAACTCAAGGAAGCAGGAGCTGGACCTAAGGTTATTGGAGCTGGTCCTTCCGGCAAGGCGAAGACTGGATCGCTTGGACGTGCCCACGAATCCCTGGCAGATGCCTTCAGTCTGAAGAAGACGGCCAAGGTTGGTGGAGACAAGGATCCAGATGAGGAGGCAGAATAGATGGCGACTAATGAAGTTATCCGTGGTCACAGTGACGGCCGACTTCGGATTCTTTGCGCGGCAGCTCATACTGCTGGTGATCTTGTCTTTGAGAAGGGCTTCTATGGAGTTGTTCAGGATGACGTAGAAGCTGGTGCGTGGGCTACCGTTATTCTTGAGGGAGTTTGGGAGTTTCCTCGCACTCCTACCACCGTGGCGATGGGTGCTAAGCTTCATGCTCCAGCGACGGCTATGGCCACTACTCTCCCTCTGATTTCAGCTGCTACCAACGGTCAGGCAACTGCCGGTTGGAACCCAGTTGGTCGAACTACTGCCACTGGTAGTGCTACTGCTGCCAAGGTTCGATTCTTCCGCGATAACGCCTACTAGAAGGAGATATAGATGCCCCCACTCGGTAATCCAA